GCTGTAGCTACCCCCCCACCTACAGGAGAAACACCACGATATGTGGTCATGCTACATGAATTTTGTGCTAGTTGAATCTAGGCCGATATAAGGTCTAAAGCTCGACGCTATAACGGCGTTTTGTTGAAGGAGTTGTACTCTCCTTTTAAAAGATTGAAGAAAGAAAGGAATTATGAAAGGCATGAAGACTAATGAGCTTGGTTGGCCATGATGATGGAGGATGATGCAGAAAATACGGCCAAAAATCCAGTCAACCTGTCAGGTTTGTATTGGATAATGCTAAAGTTGTGAGTGCTTTTATGGATAGTATTGGCCCAGTACTCTTTAGCATTCAGCTCTTCAACATATTTACGCGTTTTCGCGTCGTTCTTCATGGAATGATTGAGCTTGCTGTGCCTTTCGGCCAAATAACGACGGTAAGCTGGGTGATTACCGGTTTGGCTAGCTATCTGAGATGTAATACACTGGTTGTAAGCAGGAATGTCTTTGTCAAGAAGGTTCACATTATAACAACCAGTAAAAAGGAGCCTACCACTCTGTCGGATAGCCTCGACAGTCTTGTTGTGGATAGTAAAGGACTTCGAGAGAAAAGTGAAGTTAGTATCGCTAATCTCGAGTTCCTTAACTGCAATACCGACACCATGGCTGACAGGTTCGTTGGATTCAACCAGGTCGGGATCAACTAGAAAGTAATTCTTTATGGCGGCTTCAACTTCTGCTTCTTTGTTAGCTTCAAAGAAGACACCGCAATCATCGCCTGAATTAAATGGCCAGGCGTATTTCAAAAGACCAGCTTCTTCAAGAATGTGAATTAAGAGGAAGTGAACTCTGGGGTTTGAGAGGGGCGTGGTCTTGAAAGGGTCACCCGAAGCTACTGTTCCAAAAATTTTCATTTTGGCCAAGCGCTGTCCAGATTTACCGAGAATTTGTTTAGCACCTTTAAGATGAATCTTCGGAACCTCAATACTTAAATTATAGTCGAGCGAACGACTAAACTCTAAGATTGCGGCACTTTCAATCGCATCAAAAGGAAGACGCTCTAAAAGTACTGGAAGCCGGTCTAAGAATGTGAGGTCAGATGCGGCTAACAGCTCTCTGGATTGGTGACAGTCAAATTTCGCAAGGTCGAAAAGAAGAACCTTTGGTCGACTGAAAGTAGCTAGAACCTGATTGAAGCGGTGACAAATTTCATCGGTATTTAAACCGTGAATGATACCGCTGACCTTGCGAGCGGCTGGCCATGGGTGGAAATGAACGAGCTTGTCGTTGTAGAGCTTGATGGCTGCTACGAGGTGTTTCGCTACATACGAACAAGCACCGCGGACCTTTCTGGATGGGACCCATATGAAACGAGATTTAAGCTTGTCGAGGTTCTTGCCGACATGTAGCTTCTCGTTACCCTTAAGCATGAAAGTATAACCTTTCTCCAGGGTCTTAGTGGCCTTGAACTCCTTCATTCCTTGAAGATGTTCTTTCTTTGTTCCGGAGCCAACGTTCTTGAGAGTCTCTGCATGAGTAAGGATCGGAGTTTCTCTCATTGCGGCACGAAGCAGATCAGGTCTTCTAACCCAATTAATGGATTCTAGTATCTTCGGGACTGGGTGACAGAAAGGAGTTAAATGTCTGGTGAAGAGGGCCCAGAAAGTTTCATGGAGCCCCTGGAGTATCTGCTTGGGGCCATAGACTCGAGCGAAACTGTCTATTGAGGTCTGGTAGTGAAATCTAGGAAGTTCGTAGGCTTCTTTGGCGAGCACGTGGTCAATTCGCTCGAAATCTGTGTGGTTTGCAAAAGCGTGATTAGCATGGGGATCAACTTGCTTCCACCAGAGACGAGATTCTTCGTAAGCGTCGCGGGC